ACAGGAGGATAAGCAGACCCATTAATATTCACGACATTTGTAATATTGTGAGAGTTCATATTGAGGTCTTGTGTTCCAACGGAATTACCAACAGACATTACAGCAGAAAGAGATGGAACAGAAGCAACAGGAGGATAAGCAGACCCATTAATAGTATTCAACGCAATATTATCTACACCTTGAATATCTTGTCCGTTTGCGTTATTTCCAGTGGCAAGAACATCACCGAGCGTTTGAGGTGTGCCTCCACCCCCACTTAAATTAGCAAGTTGAGATTGTAAAAGCGAATATTTGGTGTTTAATGTTCCGTAAGACCCATTACCACCAGTTTTATACATTTTTGGTTGCGTCGCCATTTATATAATACCAATATATTAAATATGCCGAAAAACAAAAAAAAATCTAACAATAAGTTTGATTTAATAAAACCTGAAATAGAGATGAATGAACCATTAGAAACCAGTTCAAATGAAACAGACGACCAAGAGTGGAGTAGTGATATAGAAGATATACTAAATAGGATTTGTCAAAACTGCTCTGTAATGTCTAAACATCACAAATATCGGTATTTAGCGTTAAAGGGTAAATTAATATATTTTAAAGTCCCTCTCATCGTATTAGGTGGGGCAAACTCGGTAATGAGCGTTGGGTTGGTCGCATATTTGGAGCAACAATCAGTATCCCTGATTAATTGTATAATTTCTCTCATTTGTGCGATAATAACATCGGTAGAATTATTTTTAGGCATACAATCAGGAATGGAAAAAGAATTAACATCACAGCGAGATTTTTATTTAATGGCGGTGGATATTAATTCCGTTCTGTTGCTTGATAGACGGCATCGTAGTTTTAATGGAAAAAGATATTTAGAAAAGATGTCGTCCCAGTATAATAAACTAATTAGTGATAGTGAGGTTTTAGATAGAAAGATAGAGGACAAGTTATTAATTATTAATATTAATAATCAAATGAGCGAAAAATTAGATGAGATTATTTGTGAAAGTCCAACGAATAAAAATCTTATTGTATAGTATAATGGAAAAACCTACATTTGAACCCTTTTCAAATAAACCTGACATCAGCGAAAGTTCAAGGAAATTATACACATTTAATCTTTTAAAGTTGAATGATGGAAAACCAATCAAGGATTTAAAGTTTCTCGGCAACGAAAGTATTTTAGAAAAAATCAAAGAGTTAAAACCCAATACTCGCCGAACTTATTTAATCGCAATTGTTAGTTCCCTAAAAGGTAGAACAGAACCAAAATACAAGAAACTTTACACTAAATACTACGAAATGTTGGACGCTCTAAATAAAGAGTTGAAAGACAATAGCACCAAAAGTGAAACCGCCAAAGCAAACTGGATAGAACAAACAGAGGTAGAGAGTAAGTTGGACGAATTAAAATCTATTTTGCCTGAAATCAAAGACAAAAAGAAAATCAGTGAGGACGAGTTTAACAGATTAACCAAACTGGTTGTTTTGGGATTATATACGCTCCAACAACCACGCCGTAATAAAGATTATACGGACATGCTAATCGTCAAGAAAGTTCCTGATGACAAGGCGTTTAATTATTTAGACATATCAAAATGGGAATGGATTTTTAATAATTATAAAACAGAAAAGACCTACAAACAAAAGGTATTGCCTGTTCCTGAACCATTAAAAGATTTGCTCCAAGTTTATTTTAAATATCACCCCCAAGCAAAAGAAATCAAAAAGAAAACGATTGACGAACAAATACCTCTACTACCAAGTGTCAAGACCAGTCCTGAAATGACACGAATGTTAAATAAAATATTCGGTAAAAAAATAGGTGTCAGTATGCTACGAGCGATTAATCTAACAGATAAATATGGCGACACTTTGAAAAACTTAAAGAAAGATGTTGCTGATATGGGAACATCGGTAGATACGAGCATCAACAACTATATTAAGCAAGATTAGATTTTACTTTTACCTTTTCAAAATAGGGTGAGAAATATATTAGGGTTCATCATTCGTCAATAATCTAAAAGATATTATATATTAGTAGTATATAATGTCTAACATTCAAAAAAACACCTTATCTTTCAGTTGTTCTAAAAAGATGACTTATTTGAGAACTCCTGTTGATATATGGGAACAATTGTCAAAAGAGTTCGCATTTACGATAGATGTTTGTGCGTCCCACGAAAACCATTTATTAGATAGATATTATACGATAGAGGATAGTGCTTTAAACCACGATTGGAGTGGAGAGGTCGCATACATTCACCCTTTATTTGACGGCAAGATAGGCAAGTTTGTTGAAAAGGCATTCAAGACAAAAAACTTAACAGCAGTATTTTTATTACCAGCATCTACCCATACAAAGTATTTCCACGAATGTTTTTATAAGAACCCAAATTGCGAAATACGATTTTTACGCAAAGGAGCGAAAGGGTTTCATTTTGGAAAAGATGATGGTAGTGCTGACGAGAAAGATAAAATCGGTTATATTAAACCATTAATGGTTGTTGTAATGAAAAATCCAGCGTAAGTTAATCTAAAATAAATAAAATCTAACTATAAATAATATGGATAAAGACGATACATATTATTTTCACCAAACACCAAAACCACTTTGCGAGGAATTGATTAAGCAAGTTCCGTTGGAACAAGGCGACAGAGTTTTAGAGGCATTTAGGGGAGAGGGCAATTTTTATAATTCTTTTCCTGATTTTGTTGAAAAAGATTGGTGTGAAATTGTTGATGGACGAGATTACAAAGATTACGATAAGGAGTATGACTGGGTTATAACCAATCCACCTTTTCAAATAGACGAACAACAAACAGGACGCAGAGAAAATACTTTTTATAAATTATTAAATTACTACTCTCACCGAGCAAAAAAAGGAATAGCATTCTTGGGAAATGACACTTGTTTCTCAACGCTGACCCCAACACGATTAAAAGAATTAAACGGACGAGGTTGGTTTATCCACAAGATAATTTGTTGTGCGATTAAGAAATGGAGAGGTAGATATTTTTTTATTATTTTTAAGAAACAACCCTGCGACCTGTATAAGTTTATAGATGGGTCATTTTAATTATTCTACATATTTCGCCACAAGATAATCGGTTGATACTCCTTGTTCTTTTGTTTGTTTTTTGATGAATGCTTGAAACTCTTTTAAATTATAACCCATTTTCATCATCTCAATACGAAAGACACACCAGCGTCCGCAGGTTTGTATATTACTATCTAATTTTTGAAACCTTTTATCGTTCCAAATAGTTTCCCAACCCTCTTGTTTTGCTTTATCCATTAATCGTGTCATTTCATTTGTATTTTCGCCTAAAATCGTCCTCATCATTTTATTAACAAACTTCCAATCTGTATCCCATTTAGCACCATACGAATTAAAATATTCTATCGTTTTTCCGTATCGCAATAAAGCGACCCAGTGACCGCTATTATATTTATCCTCAATCAATATAATTCTTGCGGACTTGTCGCTTGGTAATAAGTCAGTTATATCATTATAGTTTTTAAGGTCGCTATATTTAATAATATCGGCAGGTTTAATACCAGTATGTCTTTCTAAATCGGCATCAGTCATCGGTGTTGAAATGCGACCAGCAATCATACTTTCGGTTACAATCTTTTTTCGTGGTTGTTCTTCCATTATATAGATTATAAATATTATTTTTTGGATTATTTAGGGAAATTATTTGGATTTATTTAGAAATAAGTAATTTAGGAATATTTGCGTTTAAAACCAAAAAATAATAATCTTTATATAACTTATAGAATGACGCATTACGAACAATCTTACAGATTTGGTAAAAAGGAGGAGGAACGAGTGTTGCCTCTTATCAGGCAGTTTTTTAAGAACGATATTCAAGAATATCCTGACCGCTTCGCTCATCACGATTTTTTTGATGAGGAACGAGATTACGAATTAAAGAGTAGAACAAATAATATGAATGCTTATCCTGACACGATGATTACGATGAATAAACTACAACAACTTACCAAACCATTAGTGCTGTTGTTTAATTACCGAGATTGTCTTTGTTATATTAATTATAATCCTGACAAGTTCGCTGGATACAGAAAGCAAATGTTCGCAAGGTCGCAGAGGGATTGTGATAAGAAAGAACATATTTTTATTCCTATTAC